AATTATGAGTTTGTGAAGTATCTTTGTGTTAATGTAGCGGATACAACCACAGATGATAACATAGTGGTAACGGTTAATCCTAGTGGTAACACATACACTTATCAGATATTAGATGAATGTAGATACACACCTACAAATGTAGTATTTAAAAACAAGTACGGAGCGTTTGAGAATATAACCATGTTCAAAAAACGTATTGAGAATATCAAAGTAGATAAGCAACAGTTTAAAAATAATTATATCAGCGGTGGAACTTACGATATTTCAAAACATCAAGTAAAGGATTTGAATGTAGTAGGTAAAGAATCTGTTAAATTAAATAGCGGTTACATTACACAAGATGAGAATGAACTTTATAAACAATTATTATTAAGTGATGATGTTTATTTTTATGAAGATAATAGTTTCATTCCTGTAAGACCTACAACGTCTAATTTAGAATATAAGACAAGGGTTAACGATACTGTAATTAACTATGCTATTGATTTTGAATATGCTTTTAACACGATAAACAATATTTAATGGCAGTAGACATCTACATAGAAGGGCAAAGAGTAGATTTATTTGACGATGAAACTATACAGGTAAGGTCTAGCGTTCAAGATGTACGTGATATATCTAAGATATTTACAGACTTTAGCCAGAGTTTTACCGTGCCTGCATCCAGGAGAAACAATAATATATTTAAACGTTATTACAATGCGGATGTAGTTAATGGATTTGATGCACGTATTAGAAAGGATGCTACTATTGATATTGATACTTTAGACTTTAAGCGTGGTAAAATATCACTTATAGAAGTTAAGATAAAAGAAAATAACCCTGTACATTATAGGATAGTATTTTATGGCGATACTGTAAAGATTAAGGATTTATTAGGAGATGATAAGTTACAGGATTTAGATTGGTTAGATAACTTTAACCATGATTATACAGATGCCAATGTTAAGTTAGGATTAACTACTGGGTTAGACTTCACAGTAGATAGTGTGACATACACAAAGGCGGTGTGTTACCCTTTACTAAGTTATAAGAGGCAGTTTTATTTTAATTCAGATAGTAGTGATGATACTAGTACAGATGAGCTTGTAAACATAGCTTATAATGCTTCAAAAAATAACGGTGTTAATTTTAATGAGTTAAGACCCGCATTAAATTTACCTGTACTATTGCAGGCTATTACAGAAAAGTATGGTTTAACATTTACACAAAACTTTTTTGGTAGCGAATTATTTAAGCAACTATACATAAACATATACAATGATAAATCTGATAGCTTACTAAACGGGTTAAAATTATATGAAGATGTAAGTGGCACACCTGCAATTAGACAAGGGAACTATTCATACGGAACTACTGTAACGCCTAAAGCGGGTTTTGAAAATGTAGAGTATAGAATTAAATTAGAATACAATGGTTCGGTAGTATATGAAAGTGTTGCACCAATAACAGGAACAAGTCCAGCAACAGTAGCAACAGGAACTTTAGAAAGCGGAGCGGATTACAATGTTAAAGCATCTATTATAACTGATTCAGATTTTGAATTTAATGCTGATAATACTTTTATAACATTTGGAAGATCATTCCCTTTTGTTCCTACAACAGTTTTTAATAATTCATACACTAATCAAGTAATAGATTTAAACGCAAATATAACAACACAGATAAAAGATTTAAAAGTATATGATTTCTTAACAGGTTTGTTAAAGATGTTTAACCTTATTATTACACCACAAGGCGAAGACCTTTATATTAATGATTTACAAAGTTGGTACACCGAAGGACAAATATATGATGTTACTCAATACATAGACACTAAAAGCGAAACAGTTAAAAAGGCTGATATCTATAATGTTTTAGCTTTTAAGTTCAAGGAGAGTAAGAGCATCCTAGCGGACAACTGGAAACAAAATAATAATAAAGTATATGGTAATTTAGAACAACGCTTAGAAGGTTTAAATGATGAACTTATAGATGGTACAACTTTAGATATACAGACCATTTTTGAGAATCCTATTTATGAGAGGTTAATTGATACAGATAATAATAATAGCACCGCAATACAATATGGTTTGTTAGCCGATGAAAATGCTAAAGCTCAGGTAGGAAACCCGTTTATAATGTATTTACCAAGCGTTAACACTTCATCTAATCAAATAGGGTTCAATAATTCTACGGGTGGATATGAGGGGTTAACAACCGCTTTAATGCCTAGTCACTCACAACAGATAGATATTCCTAGTTTTAATATTAACTTTGGTATTGAACAGAATGAATACACAGGTAACTACTTTGAGGACACTATTTACAAACGCTTCTTTGATGATTACATAAGTGATATATTCAGTCCTAATAGGAGGTTATTTAATTTTGATGCTATACTACCATTAAGGTTAAAGAATAAGCTTAAACTTAATGACAGGCTAGTAATTAAGGATAGAAGATACATTATAAATAGTATCACAACAAACTTAACAGATTACACTGAGAAACTAGAATTGATAAATGATATTTATGACGCACCAATAGCGGGAGATGTAATAAATAACTCAACTATAACACCTGATTTTAAAATATATTCAAGTGCAACACAAACGGATGACTTTAAATACATAGGCATTGATAGTATAACCGCTACTAAGATAGATACAGGCGATGGTGTTAGTTGGTTAACATTGGTAAACGATACATCAAGCGGTGTAGTTTCAAACATATCATTTACAATAGACACTAATATAACGGGAGTAGATAGAGCAATGCAGATACAAATGGTTGATGCGGTAAACAATCCTGTTTACTCATTAGTACAATCAGGATCAGGTGTAACTTTTGACAATACAGATATAAAATTTGACAGTAATTTAATAACATGGGATAATGGCTAGACAAGAAATAAATATAGGAACATCGCCTAACGATGGAACAGGAACATCTTTAAGAGATGGAGGAAATTTAATAAATGACAACTTTTTAGAAATATATTTAGATAATAGAGTTGTTTGCAATCAATCAAATAAAGACACTACTTTAGGTGGTGTTATAGATTCTACAAAAGAGTATTTTCTTGATGGTATAATTGATTTAGGTACAACACAAATTACTGTACCTGTAAATGGTATGACTATTAGGGGGTATAGTTTTGATTTAAGTGGTTTAACTTCTAGTGAAAATAACTACACTATGTTTATTTCAGAAAGCATTGCAATAGGTAGTGGTAATTTATTAGGGTTTGATTATTATGTTAGTGTAACAGGTACATCTTCTAAGGTGTATGAGTTGTATGATGCAACTGGATTTAACGCTTTTGAATTTCAAAGAGTTAATTATATCGATTGTAGTTCTTTGGGTGATATTTACGATTATAGGCAAGGTTTGGAAACTGGCACAGGTCGCTTTGGTGGTTCGCCTAGTTTAACTTTACATGGTATTTGGTTAGGTGGTTACAGAATTACAACGAGTATTGTAAGAAATATGGATAATGCAACAACAGAACCTCTATTTAAAGAGGGTACTTTGTTTCAAATGAATAGTAGGTTTTTAACTGATATTAATTGTGATTTAGGAACTTTACAACCCTTATTAGATTTTCAAGCATTAAACTTCCCTAATTCAAGCACATTACAATTAAAAGGTTGTGAGATAACTAGGGCTGGTGTATATACAGCAAGTGATGCAAACATAACACCTAACATAAATAAAAAAGAAGAGCCTTGTTATTGGAAGGGGAACAACGGATTACCAAACACTTTCGTAGGTGGAACTACTCAGGTAACTAGCGAAGAATTAACTACGATTGCTGCGGGTTCTACATATTACACACTAGAGGGGGTTTTTACTGGTAGTGGCTTAGAACATTTTGAGGCTAGTGCTGATGGCAAACTCACGCACTTAGGTGTTAATCCAAGAGAATTTGAGGTAACGGCATCTTTAGTTTTAGAGTCTACGGCTAATAATGATTTGTCTGTAAGGTTTGTAAAGTGGGATAATTCATTGAGTACATTTACAAACTTAGATTATACTGAACAAACTAGACAAGTCAATAACCTACAAGGTGGTAGAGATGTAGCGAACTTTACAATTATTAATGGGGTTGTAATGGATGAGAATGATTATATATACATAGAGGTTAGAAATAATAGTGGTAATAATGATGTAACTGCGGAATCGGGCAGTTTTTTTAGATTACAAGAAAGATAATATGATAAGCAACATACTAGAGTTATTAAAAATGCACGATTATAAAGGCGTATCAAAAGAAATTGATATAGCTAAGGGTGTTAATAAATTGCCTTTATCATTTAGTGAGGGGTGGAAACAATATAAAAGACTGAAAGCATGGCAGTAGAAAAGCAGGTTATAATTGATGTAGACACTAAAGAAGGTCAAAAAAATATAGATAAGTTATCTGGTAGCGTTGATGGCTTAACTAATTCAGTCGAGAAAACAGAAGAAGCGTCTAAAGATTTAGCGAAACAAAATAAGACTACTACTAAAACCGCTAAAGGTGTCAGTGCTGCAACTAAAGCAATAGGAGGTGCTTTGAAAGCTATTGGAATTGGTTTAATTATAGCATTGTTTGCTAAGTTAGCAGAGGTGTTTAGTAGGAATCAAAAGGTATTAGATTTATTTAGTAATGTAACTAATACATTATCTATTGCGTTTAATGATTTCTTTAGCCTGTTTGAAGGTGGTTTACCTAGTATTGATGAATTAGGTAAATCAATAAAAGATAACATAATAGAACGCTTTGTATCTCTTTTAGAAGTTACAGGGTTTTTAGGTTCTGCTTTAAAGAAATTATTTGCAGGAGATTTTAAAGGAGCTTTAGAAAGTGTCCAGGAAGCGGGAACAGAATTAGTAGATGTTTTCACAGGTGTTGATGGTAGTTTGAATAAAATTACAGAATACACTAAAGATATTTACGAACAAGCCGAAGCAACAACAGCACTATCAAACGCCTCACAATTAGCCGAAGTTAGACTACAAGGTCTTATTGAAAAATACGATTTACAAGCTGAAACTTTTAGACAAGTAAGAGATGATGAGCGTTTAACTATCAAAGAGAGAATAGATGCCAATGAAGCGTTAGGTAAAGTATTAGACGAACAAAGAGAAGCGCAACTAAAACAAGCGAGTATAAGTGTTGCATCAGCACGAGCACAAATAGCAGCAACAGGCGACAATATAGAAAACCAAGTAGCACTACAACAGGCGTTAAATGAATTAGCAGCAACAGAGGCACAGATAGCAGGTTTTAGGTCTGAGCAGATAGTTAACCAAGCATCATTAGAAAAGGAATTAGACGAAGCAAGACTACAAAGATTAGAAGACCGAAGCGGATTTACTGAGGATATAGAAACTGATCCTGCTATATTATTAGCAGAGAATAACGCCTTAGCACTTGCTGAAATTGATGCAGGGGTAACTTCAAACTCTCAAAAAGAATCAGACGCAAGGATAAAAACAGTAGATTTAGAAGCAGCACACAGGGCGCAAGTATTAGATAATACTGCTAATGTTCTTTCTGCTTTTTCAGATATAGTAGGTAGAGAAACAGCAGCGGGTAAGGCTTTTGCTATTGCTAGTGCTACAATAAACACTTATAGAGGTGTATCAGACGCTTTAGCAGCCACAACTGTAACGCCATTTGAAACGGCTTTAAAATTTGCTAATGCTGCTGCTATTGGTGTAAGTGGATTATTAAATGTAAAAAATATAGTTGCAACTAAACTACCTAAAGGTGCAGGCGGTGGTTCTGGTGGCGGTTCAGGTGGTGGAAGACGAGCACCATCATTTAACACCGTAGGAACGTCAGGAGCAAACCAAATAGCACAATCATTACAAGGAGATGATACACCTATAAAAGCGGTTGTAGTAGGTTCTGATGTAACGACACAACAAGCAGCGGATAGAAATATAGTTGATACTGCTACTATTGGTTAAGTATCTTTTAAAACAAAACAATAATATTTGTGTTAATTGTTTATGAAAGTATATGAAGCCGTATATTCAGATGAAGAAAAGCAAGGTGTTTATGGTATCTCTTTAGTAGAGAATCCTGCCATGCAAGATGAATGGATAGCATTAAGCGAACAAGAGCAAAAGATTGAGTTTGCTGCGGTTGATGAAACACAACATTTATTACTAGGTGCTGTATTAATTCCAGACAAGAAGATATACAGAAACATAGGAGGTAATGAGTTTTATATAACTTTTACAGAGGATACAATAGGCGATTTAGCACATGACTTTATAAAAAAAGGATTCCAAAACAACAGTTCAAGCGAACACGAAACAAAATTATCAGATGTTTCTTTTGTTGAATCCTGGCAAGTTAAAGACCCTAATATAGATAAGTCAGCTTTATATGGTAAGACTTACGAAAAAGGAACATGGGTAACAATGGCTAAGGTATCGCCTGAGATATACCAACAAGCAACAAATGGCACTTTTAACGGGTTTAGTATAGACGCTTTATTAGGCTTAGAGGAGATTAATTTTAATTCAAATATAAACATGACAAAGCAGGATTTTTTAGATGCTTTTAAAACCTTATTTACAGCCGATGAAGTTGTAGCAGAAAAGCAGGTTGAGGAAGTAGAAGTGAAAGCCGAAGAAGTAGTAGACGAAGTTTCTGCTGAACCATCGGAAGAAATGAATTTAGACGCTATTAAAGAAACGTTAGCAGATATGTTAGCGCAATTTAGCGAGGATCAAAACAAAAAGTTTGATGACTTTAAAACAGAATTTTCTAAACAAGTAGAGGAAAAAGATGTTGAAGTTAAAGAACTAAAAGCAGAATTAAACAAGCAACCAGAAGTTGAACCAATAGTAGCACAACCAGAAGCTGCTTCTGTTCAATTAACGGCACAAGGCGAATTATTAACATTAATGAGAAACAACAAATAACAATGGCGACAACTGTAACAGTAGGTAGCAATTATGCGGGCAAAGTCGCAGGTGCTATAATTGGAAAGTCTTTCAAAGAGGCAGACACATTAAGATTACAACTTTTAACGGTAGCGGAAAACGTTAACTTTAAAATGAATCTTAGAAAAATACGATACACGGATGGAACAACTGACTACTCATGTGGTCACACTCCAGCGGGTGCAGTCGTATTATCAGAGAAAGTTATTCAACCTAAAAAGGTAAAAAATGATTTTGATATCTGTAAAGAAGATTTCAGACAAACATGGTCTGAGGATTCTATGGGTGCATCAGCATCAAATCCTAACGCTCCACGTGATATTATGGAGGCTATTCAGTTAGAAGTATTATCTTCACAAGCTGACAAAGTAGATGAGGAAATTTGGTCAGGTGTTAACGCAACAGGCGGAGAGATTGGAGACGGTCTTATCGTTCAATTTGCAGCAGATGGAGATGTTATAAAAGCTAACAATGGTATTACTGCTATTGGAGCAGCAACCACTGAGGCGAATGTAGAAGCAAATTTAAAAGCAGCTTTAGCAGCAGTGCCAACTTCAATTAGAAGAAAAGCGTTGACAGTAGCGGTTAGTCCTGATGTATTTCAAGCATATTCTTTTTACTTAATTTCTAAAGGTATTGCAAATGATGGAACGGCTGATGACAAGCAAGCTAAGTTCGGTAAATATATGTTAACTGAGGTTAATGGTTTACCTGATAATACTATTGTAATATTTGAAAAGAAAAACGTAGTATTTGCAACTGGTTTACAAGGAGATCATAACCAAATGTCTTTAGTTGATGAAGATTCTATTGGATTACTTACAGGTCAAGTAAGAGGTAAAGTAGTATATAACGGAGGTGTAGGTTACTATAATTCTGAGGATATTGTTTGGTTGCTGACTACAACTGCATAGTATAATTAATTAATCATATTTAAAAGGTGGTAATCTATGAGGCTACCACCTTTTTTATTTAAAATACATATATAAGATTATGGCATGTTTATTAACCAGTGGTAGAACTGAACCTTGTAGTGATGCAATAGGTGGCTTAAAAGCTATTTACTTGATGAATTACATAGAAGACAGTTTTACTGTAACAAACGTGGAAGCAACAGCGGTAAATGTAGCAATCACAGAGGTCTTTAAATATGACCTTTTAGCAGATGGAAACACATATAACGAACCATTTACGCAAGATATAAGCGCAGGAACTTCAACGTATGAACAAGCTCTAGTAGTAGCCTTAAAAAAGCAAACTATGGAGAGCGCAAGAGAATTAGCATTGATTGTTAAATCTCGTCCTATTGTAGTAGTTCGTGATAGAATGGACAATTATAAAGTTGTAGGTATCTCAGATGGTACTTCAACAACTGGAGATATAATAAGTGGAGGCACGAAGGCAGAGTTTAGCGGTTACAATTTAACATTTAACGCTACTGAAACAGAGCCTAGCCCATTTTTAGATAGTGCAACAGTAACAGCTTTTGAGGCTTTAGTAAGTGCGACTAATGTAGCACCTTAATATTTCTTTTTTTCATATTTTTAGTTTAGTTTATGGCGTACTTTAATTAGTGCGCCTTTTTTTTTAAAACAAAATTACAATTTTTGTGTTAATAGTATATGAAAGTATTTAACGTGGGTACAAGTCAACAAATTGAGATAATACCAAGATATAACGGTGTTATTAATTATGACTTAGAAATATTTAACGAAGACGACAGAAAAACCGTTTTATTAGATAAAAATGATTTGACTGTTAATATGTCAAACTTTCCAGTTTTAAGATTCTCTTTTAACTACACTTGTAAGGAAAATCAAACCTTTTCTTTGAAGTTGTTAGATGTAAATAATAGTCGTATCTTGTGGAGGGGGAAAGCCTTTTCAACAAGTCAAGATACACAAAAATATAAAATAAATGTCTAAGTCTAGTTACAATAAAAATAACATTTCATTAATTCAGTTATCAAACTATGTTAAGCCTGATGTAGTTGCTAATATGGTTGATGATTGGGTATTAAATGGTCAAGATAATTCATTCTTTCAATACATTATAGATAGATACAACGGTAGTACTACTAACAGGATTATAATCGATACTTATGTTAAGTTATATTACGGTCAAGGGATAGCGGAAAACGGCAAAGATGAAGTTTACCCTGAGCTAGCGGAGATAATGTCTAAGCGTGAGCAAAAGAAGTGTTTAAGT